GTAGGCGTCCCGTCATCATCAACGTAGGCCGCCGACGACAGATGGAAGTCACCGGTATCAAGGTTCCAGTAATTCCGGCCAAGCCTGTCCGATATAAGTCCGAAGATGCCAGCGCCGGCATTGAGTCCGATCGCCGTGACCGCCGTAGTCCAGTTCCAGTCAGAGTCATCGTAAAGCCTCTCTTTTGCAATCTCGATTCCCTGTGTTCCGATTGCCAGAGCACCGTAAGTGTTCGATTCCGGATCCGTATCCTCGAACAGGATCGACCGGACATCCTGTCTCTGGGCGATGGACTTCTGATACCTCAGCTGTGTCTCCATGCCGTTAAGGATGCCTTTGACATATTCCGCCATCACCGTCCCATCATCCCGGAACGAGCCGGATACGCGGTGCATAAAACTTGACGAAGTCTTGAACATGTCATACCCGCTCGTCCCAAGAGTGACATTCACGACCTTTTTAGTGATGCAGTCATAACCTATATGTACCGCTCTCGCCTCGGTCGTGATATCGAGCAATGCATGGCGCACATGCACCGTGTCGCCGAGACCGATATCCTCAAGTTCCTGATAATCCTTGTATTCTTCTGTCCGGCTGAGTGCAATGAGGTCTACTTTTAAAGTGACTTCCGGCTTATCCGCGCCGTTCACGAACATCGCTTCGGCCTGTGCCTGCAGTGCAGTGTCGAGCTCCGCCTGCGAGGTGCATACGATCTCGTTCGCATCGCCAGTCGCGTCTTCGGCCATCCGCACATTATCAAATACCACTTCCCTGTAATAGACGATCTCGTAGCGATTGACGAGAGGCGAATCTACCCATGGGGTATTCCCGCTGATCTTATGGCCATTAAATGAAAGGGGGACGATCCTTGTGGCAACATTGGACATGTCGAGATTGTATGTCAGCCCCCGGATATTCTTTTTGTATCGGACTTCTACGCCGCGGTCTGAACCTACCCGGCTGTTGATGATCACGCGGTTGTTGTCGTACAGTATCTCCCCTCCCCACCTTCCAATGAAGGTAGGTGCAGCATCCCCGTTTATGGCATCCATAAGGTTCCGTCTTACGAAATAAGCCGTGGCGGCCGACGTTATGTCGGATATCCCGGAATAGGCAGATCCGTTCATCATAAGGTTAAGTGCCTGCTGTCCGGTACATCCTAAAACCCTTGTATCCATGAGAAAGCAGTCGTTCGCAGAATCAAAAAAAATGGGGACGGCAGTAGCCGTTACCCCGTTGTCACTCTTGTTGTATACGCGGATCCGGAAACGCTGTCTTTCCCCCATGAAGGTATCGGCAACGATCACAGCCTCCCTGTCGATATGTTTCCACCTTCCGTCCTCATCAAGAGGGTGTTTGATCGACAAGGTCCACGACCCGTTTAGGTCCGCGTTAAGCACACATTCAGAGGGAATCAGACTGGCATCACCATTCCATTCATATGCGCGATTCCCTACATCGTATATCTGTATCATTGCATTATCCTCCATCTCGGTATGACTGTAAGCGTAAATCCACTGGTGATTGCAACATCGTTCTCACCAGCACGCAGCCACATCTCTTCGTAGTCTCCTGAGACGCTTGTGTTCATCATCGTTCCATCTGTCCGGTAGGCGATCATCAGCTCGGTATCTATCGTAATGTTCTGGCCAACATTCGCCTCCATGACATAATCGTTTACCATCAGCTCACATACTCCCTCGCCGGCGATCTTGTAAACAGGCTTGCAGTAATCATAATGATTGACCACGGTCCTTGACGTAAATGTCGTCTCCTGGAATCCATCAACAAGATAAATGCCAGGCCATAACGTAAATATGCAGGTGAAATCACCCACTACATCCTCGTCGCGGACAATGTTCAATATCTCGACCTTCTTGACCCGGTAGATACGCTCAGAAGAATCCGTGAAGGAGATCCGGTCTGATTTTTTGAGCCATTTGATGAGACTTGACAAAGTCTTCTCATAGTTCTCCGTCTTATCACAAATGAATTCGAACTCCAACGTGATCTTCCAGTCCGGGTACGTTCCGGTATGGACCGTCAAAGTACCTTCGCGGCCGGGAATCTTTTCGTGTGACACCTCCTCACCGGGCATATCGAAGACAGGGAATGCTGTCATGAAAAGGCCTCTGTCCAGTGACGATCCGTCACCGTTATACAAAGCATATTTCGTTACCATGACTTAGATCCTCCCTTTCGCCCAGTCATCAGCCTGCTGCTGAGCATTCAGTTCCTTAATTGTCGTCTGTGTGGCTTTCTTATACAGCGGTTCGCCATCGACGTTGATCGTCTGGTAGAGCGTTATCGGCTGATCACCATCTTCGGTATCATCCATATCCGTTCTCGGTATCTCGAGCGCCCTGTAACCAGCGGCGGTCTCCTGTTTCAGAGTAATGCCGGCGGTCTGGGCCGATACTGTTGCTGTCATATGGTCTGACAGCTCTTCCATCTGCTTGTCTACATCAGCCAGCATGTCCGGCATAGCATCTTCCATACCAAGAGACACGCCCGGCGGAATATACTTACCAACTTCCTTTCTCATTCTCCTAGAGGGGGAGAATATGCCAAGCGCCGCCTGTGCACCATCTATAATGCCCCCGAAGAATCCCCAGATCTGATCCTGAAACCATCCGATCATGCCATTGATGCCATCCCACAGACCTACGACGATGTTATAACCAATATCGCCCATCTTCCAAGGAAGTTCTGCAAGGGTATCAACGATGGAGCAGGATATGTTCCACGCAGCATCCGAGGCTTCTCTGATCATGTCTGAGCCCCACTGTCTGAGTTTTCTAAAAGTCTCGGTGAGGAATCCCCATACTTTACCCGGGAGATTTTTGAAGTAACTGCCAATGGTATCGATGACTTTTGACGCAGTCTCTCTCGCACTGTTTATGGTATCGGTTCCCCACTGTTTGAATCTTTTAAAAGTCTCGGTGAGGAATCCCCATACTTTTCCGGGAAGTTCGCTGAAGAATTCTCCTATTGAGCGGATAATCTCCGAGGCAGATTCCCTCGCCTTGGTGAGCATGTCTTTGCCCCACTGCGCGAAGTTGTTCCATGTCTGGACAAGAAACTCCCAGATTTTTCCCGGGAGCTCACTGAAGAATTCGCAGATTGCTTCAATCATTCGTGGCACATTCTCGATTATCCACGAAATAACATCAGCACCCCATTTTATCAGCGTTCCTATGACATAACCGATAGCATAGCCAATCTTATGAGGCAGATCGCTAAAGAAATTGACAATAGAGTCAATAATGACTGGAATATTCTGGGAAATCCAATCACTGATATTTGTAATCCATGTTCCGAGCTGGGTAAGGATATCATTGAAAAATTCAAGAACCTTGCCCGGCAGTTCTGTCAGCCACTGTTTAGCAGCCTCGAACGCCCCAGTGATGGCCGGCCAGGCTGTTTCATTCCACCAGTTCGGCAGCGTTACGGTGAAGAACTCCTTGACCGCATCCCAGTTACAAATGACTGCTATGATTGCAGCTATGGCGGCAGCGATCGCAATGAGTGGTCCAACACCGATAGCAGCTACGACCGCCCCCAGTCCTGTGATAATAGTAGATCCGAGAGATGCTATTCCTGTTGCTGCCGTTGATGCAGCTCCCGCAAGTCCGGAACCTATCGATGAGAGCAGACCGCCGGATCCGAAAAGGCCGCCAATCTTTGCGACAACTCCACCGATCCTCGGGAATTCCAGAGCAAGGACTTCAGTAAGCGTTCCTGCACCACCGGCCCACAGCTGGTAAGCTTCAACCGCTTTTGATGCCGCTGAAACCGTGTTGCCGACGAGGCCGCTCATGCTATTGCCGATGGCTGAGAGCGTTCCTGTTACAGTCTTAATAGTCTTAAAAGCTATGAACGCACTTACGATCTTCGCTACAGCTTCGCCTAGCTTTCTTGCAGTCTCCGGCTTAATTGATCCCAATAACTTAAAGATCTTCTTCAGCGCACCGAATGCCCCTTCGAGAACCGGTCCGAGTGACTCTGTCAAGCCACCGAACAGCCCGTCAAGGAAAGCACCTAATCCAGGATATGCTTCACTGATTCCATCTATTATTCCCTGAATGATCTGCCGGCCAGTGTCAACGATATCCGGAAGATGCTCTATAAGAGCCTGTGCTAGCTGTCCGATTATAGATGCGGCTGACGATGCGATCGACGGCGCGTTTTCTATCAGTGATTTTGCTAACTGCTCGAGGACTTCCGCTCCCTTCGCAATGATATTCGGCATATTTTGGTCGACGCCGGCAAGGAACTGTGCCAGAAGTTCGACCGCCACTGTCCATATGTCACCTGTTACGCTGATGAGTCCTTCGATTAGGGCTGTGCATAAATTCGCTCCGGCAGAACCGAACTCCTCCTTATTATCGAGGATAGCTTGTGCCGTGGCGTGGACCATATCAGTTGCCGTGTTGATAATGTTCGGGGCGAATTCAAGCGCCATCCGCATTATTTCTGCAAGAGCATTTCCGAAAGCAGTTCCCAGACCGCTCAGCCCGTTCTCAGCGAGAGCCGCATTCATATCGTTAACGATACCGATAAGGCTCTGCGCCACCTCTTTTGCAGGGTTTTCAAGCCCCTCATAGAATGTAATACCGAGACCTTCAAGCGATGATTTAAGGATGGTAATAGCACCGGCGAGATTATCATTCATGGTCTCCGCCATGCGTTCGGCAGCTCCATCGCAGCTTCCGATGCTATCCTTCAGACTGCTCACATCTTCGTCTGTAGCATTAACTATAGCAAGGAGTCCGGACA